AAGACATTCCATTCTTTCTGTTCGCCTACTACCAGTGGGTTGGTGGTTATCGTTATGTTTAGAGCACGTGGCGGGAATCGAACCCGCGTCTCTAGCTTGGAAGGCTAGGATAATGACCATTATATGACACGTGCGTGGTTGCCTCGTATCGTGGGGCATACGTCGGAGTTTGCATCCGTGAACTCGGAAAGTAAACACGACGGTAGTGACGGAACTTATTCTAGTTCTTGTTTGCTACCGATTTACGAAGATGTCAGAGGCCGTTGGCAGAACATTAGGATTGGCTCTTACTTTAAACCCGCATTATGAGGTGCCACCCTCGTCCAATATCTATCTGTTCCTTTTACGCATGACATCTTTATTTCGTACAGCTTAAATATAACTATTACAACATGTTTTGTCAAGTGCACTCGGAGGGATTTGAACCCACACTGTACAGATTCTAAGTCTGTTGCCTCCTGCCAGTTGGGCTACGAGTGCGTAGATTTATACGGAAGAGGTGGGATTCGAACCCACGGTAGGTTTCCCTACGCTCGATTAGTAGGCGAGTACTTTAGGCCAGCTCAGTCACCCTTCCAATTTTTATTTCATTGATTTTTTCTTTTTTCCATACCAATAATTTGTGTGGGAATTGACTCCATTTACATTTATCTAATGCTGTTTCATATCCCTTTACTTCTATATACGAATCCCAATCTTTCACATAAAAATCAGGAGTGTATGTTGCTTCTTTACTATTCAAGTGAATGTATACAAATTTATTTTTGTTTCGATACCAAGTAACTCCAAGAGAATCTAAGTATTCTGCTACCAATAACTCCCAAGTCCCATCAACTGATATATCTCCTGCCACATTACTATGATAGTCATACTTTTTAGCTCGACCACACACAGGATTCCATCCGGAAGAATGTCTAATCTTTGCAATCTCCGATAGCTTTTTTTTAGTTTCTTCTGAATGTTTTCGATTTTTTGATAACTCGGAAAGTTTTATTCTGGTAGTATCAGATGCAATATATTCTGTGCCTTCTTCTTTGGCTTTTATATATTGATTTTTTCCTTTTTTTCCCGACATACCTCTGGGATGTTGTTTTCCACGAAAAGGATGATAATTTATTTTTGCTAATGAATTTTTACGTTTCATTTCTGGGCAGGAATTTACCGATTTACTACAACAATTTTTTCCGGATGTTTTGAATGTATGAATAGCTTCTCTACCACACCCAAACTCGCAAATTATCATATATAACTCCAGTTGGTCTAAAGCAACTTACTATAATAAATAGTATGAAATTATTTTAAACAACTGCTTTAGACCATTATGCGAACCTTCCTCTAGTGGCAGCGGGGGATTCGAACCCCTGTTCCTTGGCGTAGCACGATATAATTTATAACGAAGTAGCGACCCGAATATATCGTCGTTGTCCCGACCAACTGCACTGCCGAGTAAAATATATACTCTATGGTACTACGTTGTCAAGCGTCATCAACCACTATGCCGTATAATGTTTCAAACTCTTCATGCGTAGCCACTTCTTCACTGAAGTTTTGTTTGTGATACGTGCTTGCCAACTTTGCAAACACTTTTTTATTTAAATTTAATTCTTCGCAAATATCATTTTTAATATTCTTTTGCAAATCTCGCTCTGCTTCCACACGAGCCATGGATACACTCATGTCTTTTAGTGCGGCTTCTAACTTTAATTTTTCATTTGGTCCTAATGTTGGTAACATAGTATTTCCTCAAACCGTAACGTAAGTAGTTCTCCATCCAACTGGCAAAATGCAATTGTCTGGGGCATTTTTGAAAAATGGCGCAATGTCGGCATCTTCATATCCAGCAAGGCCACAGCCAATTCGTGTAACTTGAAATGTCATGTCTGGATTTAATTTTGCAAATCGTATAAATACTTCCACCTGTCGTTGGATTTTATTCAACGGCAAGGAAATCAATTGTTCATCTTTCGTAGGAATTGCATAACTGTTTCCTTGTAATCCAGTGCCTTGGCCGTAAATTGCTCCGTGATTTCTGTAGGCAGTTAGTGCTGCACCCTTTCCGTGGCGTCCTGCTAAATTACTTCCAAATACAAAGATATTTTTTTTCATAACATTACCCTGTTAAGTATTCTACAAACTTATTTAATAAGTGAATATTTCGCTCAATCCCACCCAGCGTTCTATTACATGGATGACAAATCCATCCACGAAATTGTCCGGTAGTATGATTATGATCCAGTACAAAAGCGGGATTTTTTTTATTGCCTTCGCCTTTGCACTCTTCTTCTGTTCTATTACATATAGGACAGACATGATTTGTAGGCGGATTTTTATAAAGAGTTCGTAGTTTTTTTCTTTCTTTTTCTAACCGTTTTGTGCACTCATTACATTCTGTTCTGCGGTAGCGTCTTCCACCACCGCACCATGGAAAATTTGTAATAGGAATTAATTCCTTGCACTTTACACAAATTTTTTTATCTACATCAACGTTGAATTCAGATCCATCGGGGTTTATAAAAAAATTCATAAATTTTCCTCTAAAAATAATAAACATTATGGATAAATATATTCCATAATGTTTATTATCAATCTAATATTTTTTTTACAAAAAGTCAAGGGGTCAACAATTATATTTTATTCATTAATTCTCGCATTTGTGTCTTAAGTTCTCGTAGTTCACTACGAATACCATTTTGACCATCTGTTCCCGAAAGCGTAACACGAAGTTCCGTTTGAGTAATACGAATATCTGATAAACTTTCTTGAATGCTTTTAATAGTATCTACGAGTTCACTTGTTTGTTCGTGATTATCACTTAGCGCACGTTCTAAATTATAGACCCGCCCTTCTAATTTAGAAATTCGATCTTTTGCTGTACTGATAACTGTAAACGCTGAGAAAACTACACCGCCGGATGCCATTATTATCCCAATAATAATCCAAAGCGCATTAAGCGTCATAGCATTTTCCATGTTATTAAATGTCCGAAGAATTTAATAACGTATACGTAAAACTATTTCCGTGGATATCTTTTGCTTTATTGCATATTTGCATAAATAAATTGAAATCTTTTACACGTTTGAATACTTGACATCCTTCGCTCCAATTCTCAACATATTCAGATTCCGTCTTAGGATTTGAACGATGAATGTTGATACCAAACAATCCCGTATCTTTTGTGGATTCGTCAAACGTCATATCTTTATTCTTATCACGCCACACGGTTACTGGCTTGGCTTGACGAAGTGCTTCATACTTTCCTTGATGCAAACCAATGATATGTGAGCTACGATATTGGTTTGGTACTAACCGTGCCACGCCATTTGGATTATGAAATTCTCTTACTGCCTTCGTGCCGGGGTCCGTTGTACACGGCCAAATATGAAATTTCCACACACCGCCTTCCTTATATGATACGGTCATCCAATCATCAAACACGTTGGTGACTTTCTTACCTGTTGCAGAATTACGAATTCCGACAATGTTTACATCAAAATCTTTTGCTCCTTCAAACCATGCATATCCTTTCTTCTTGATAGCGGTTTCTATTTGCTCACGTGTAAACGACATAAAAAATCCTCACCTAAAGGTAAACTTTGTTAATTTTTTAATGCTATCTAACGAAACCTTATGTTGTTCAAACGAAACCGTTTTTTCTGGTTGGTTGGGGAATACGAATCCCACCGTAGTTTTTTGTTTACTAATTTGTATAACTTTCCAACAATATGTAGGGACTGTTATGGTTTTTACCTTTTGTTTATTTCCAATACATCCCGCCGACACTTTAATGGAATCATGTATCAATGTTTGTTCACGAGTCCATTCTTCTAATTCTTTCCACTGCCCACGATTTAGTCCCGGATATTGTGGTGCCATATTTGTGAAGTAGAATGATTCTTGCATGGAGACTACATCACATCGTGCATCAGCAGCGGGTGATAAATGTCCTCGGTCAAACCCAGAACTGAAATATGACGGTGCAACATTACTTTCACTATATAATTCTGGGTCTGGTTCAAACTTATCGTATCGCTTCACTGGTGTCTTACAGATTAATTTTTTCTTCGTAACCCACCACTCAACCAATACGGGATACTTTCTACTCTTAGAGAATACTGTGGTATAATTTTTGTGTGTTATACGAACCGTATCTTGTGCTTCGACAGTAGCTGCGAAAAATAATAAAACTATGGCTATAATTATTCGCATTGAGTACCACAGTTTGGACATTCTTTTGATGAGGAATCAATATTCACATCTACATCAATATCTGATGATTCACTCTCATACTGTCTTTCCGCTTTTACCTTGTTGACGGGTGAAAATTTTTCCAGTCCCGCAATTCCAAAAGAACCAATAGTTAAATATACAAATGATTGATAAATATAATCTTTAATTTCAAGATTCACGCCTTCTAATCCAGTGACCAAATCAATTGTAGCAATTATCACCATAACAGCAAACGACATAAATCCAATTATTGTTTTTTCATTCCAATCATTGTCATCTTTGAAAATTTTAACAAAATTTTTTAGCATAAATTACTCCAGTTAACGACCGATTTTAGTTTCCAAAACCGCGATACGTTTGTCGAGTTCCGCTCGTGCGACAGCAGCATCATACCTAAGCTGTGCTCTACTCTCGGCTGCTTCTGCGCGAATTTGTTCCATTGCTACCGTGGTTCCTTCGGATGGAACAGGCTTGTTTTCGGCAGATACGACAACAGCAACTTTACTTTCTAAAACTGTTATTTTGTTTTCCATTTCATTCAATGCTATCAATAAATAACCAATGCATGATAACAAAATGGGAACCGCTCCAAAGACTATTTTTTCCACCAGTTCATTTTTTGATGTAATACCTTTTTGTGACATTGTATTCTCCGATCAACTAGGACACATGTCGATTATTTGTTTTTCCATATAATATGGGCGAACGGAGCATTCATTTTTTATTAATAAATCCGTTTTAAACAATAATCCATCAACAGAATTTTGTAATTTTTTAATTTCTTGATTTAGTGAATCCACTTGTGTTTGAGTGTATACTAAGTCGGTTTCCATACTGCGCTGCTTATTAATGGTAAGCGTATCAAATTTTTTACTTACATTGACATCATTCTTGATTGTACCAAGCTCAGTTTTATTTGAACTTGTCAACTTGAGATACAAAACGCTTTGACCCACAATAACTACCACTAGCACAGATAACACAAGTAATGCCAGTGTTTTTATTAGGTTAATTGTTTTGTTAGGAATAAACATGTTTAATTACCCCTAGATTTTCCTGTGGTTTTCATAGTCGTTTCTCCTTTTGAAATAACCACATTATCTCCATCGATTTCAACTTTCATGTCTTCTCGTGCAGCATCTAGTTGTTTAATCAAGCTCTTGATAATTTCAATTTCCGGCTTTTCTTCTTTCTCTTTTGTTCCCGTAATACCAGCAAGCATGGTAATTAATGCCATTACGGCGGTGGATACTAATCCAATAACAGCCGGAAGAGATTCGGTGGGGAGATATCTACTCGACACGACACCGACGACAACCAATAAAACAATCCAAGGAATTGCGCTTTTTCCGATGTACTTGCTTGCCACTTCCTTTGCAGTTGAATTAGATTCAAATCGTTTTAATTCACCTTCTAATTTTTTTAATTCTAATTCGGCAAGCAGTTCGGTTTTTTTCAGTTCGATATCAGCTAACAGCTTCGTCTGCTTCAAATCAACTTGTTTCACATAGCTCTCCATATAAATAATTTATAAAACCATTTACATGAAACTATAATTATAAGTATTATTTTTACAAACAAAAAAGGCTTTGTAGAAAAAATCTACAAAGCCTTTTACAGTTAAACATGCAGAAGATTATTCTTCCATATATGTTTTGAGTTGTTTACATATCGTCGCAATGCTGCTCGCTGCCAATCCAACCAAACAAAATGGCGATCATAAAACAATACTCTATTCATTGCGTTTATAATACTGCGTGTGTCAGTTGTACTTGCTGTAAAAAATGATGGCATCCAATCTACTTCATCTGAAGTAACTATTGGTATATCTTCTGCTACAAAGTCGGCGGATACGATATTAAATGTTTCTGAAAACGACATTTGCAAGCCAATATCCATTTGTTTAACTACTTCTAAAAATTTTTTTCTTGTCATCCACGGGTGTTCTATCAACAAATGTTTTCCGTTAAACGAGTCGAAAAATGAACGTATGTTTTTTAATACATTGTCTCCTTTCCCTTCAATTCTTGTTGAATTGATATGAAATCGACAAATTAATCCTTTTTCTTCTGCAAATTGTACTGCGGCAACTGCTTGGATTAACTGATTTTTCAAGGGTCGAATCGCACCAAAACATCCTACATCAATTACTTCACCTTCGTCCCAAAATAGCTCTGCCGGTGTTGTTTTGTTATTTACTGGATAATAGTTTGGCAAAAACACCATTTTTTTAGTAAATGATGGATCTAGTGAGATCGTGTATTTTATTAAATCTTTGTGCGTTTTGTATGAATTTGCAGAAAGAAATACATTTTTGTATTGTAAATATTTAGGAATCCAGCTAAATGCAATTCCCTCATTTGCCAAAAATGGAATTTCACTGTGTAGTCGTATAATCCATTTTACGTTGGGATGTAATTTTTGTAAAATTTGAAACTTTTCAGGGACAACCCATAACGCTTCAATAATAACAATATTTGGTTTGTGCTTGGTTACAACTTTATCAATTTCATTGTTGTCAACAACCTGTTCTAATACTGCAGGAAATTTTTCCTGCACCAGCATATCACACACAAATTGTGCTGAGTTTAATAATCCCGATTCTTTTAATGTAGAATATTGACCACCATGAGGTTGTCTATATTTTAATATAAATAAAATTTTTGGAAGAGAGGTTGACATACAATGATCTCAATAGTTGTGGTTGTACGTATAAGTATTATATTTTTTTCAAATCGCGGATTATATTATTTGTAACGTAAATTAAAAAATATTTGCCGCCTTATCTAGGATAATGAAGAAGGTCCGTTGCGTCAACGTACCGGTAGCAAAACCGACGCAGACCACAAGCGTTGCCCATACCCACCACTGCTTCAGTAAATCAAAAATACCGTTAACAATTTCTCGTGTAATTGAGGCCATGTCTATGCTCCATGAGAGGGAACATAACCTTATCTTCGAAGGTCTGTTTCAATATCGCGCAAGACCTTCCCTAAATAATTATATCGTTCTGCCTGTGAAACAAACGGGACGCTCCAAAATTGGCGTGTTTTTGTTTTAAACCACCCAAAGACAAACGAGTACACGCCAAGAACAAGACGTAGTTTTACCGCATTGAAATATAAGAGATACACAGGAAGTGCCGGTGCCCCGTGCGTCAAATATGTACGTACCTTTTTCTTGGACAATAGTGGTTTTGGATATCCATATTTAGGAATCAGTGGCTGAAATTTATAGGCGAATCCGGGTGTAAACACTACATCAAAAAATTCTTCCATGAGCGGGGTGCATCGGAACCACCAGACAGGGGAGATAAAATACAATCGGTCTGCCCATGTTACAAGGTCTTTGTAATGTTGAATAACTTCTTTCTTTTTAATGGAGAGGTCATCTTCATAGAGGTCAATAATTTCTATCTCTTCGTTATGAAGCTTAAGTTCTGTAACAATCGTTTTAAGAATGCCGTTGTAGCAAAAGCTATCACGGTTCGGGTGACCGATAATAATAAGATTTTTCATGTGGAATA